TCCTCTGCTCAAAAAAGCCAATACTCCAATTGAATTCACTCAAGAACAAATTGAGGAATTCATTAAGTGTCAAAATGATCCTGTTTACTTTGCAAATAATTATGTAAAAATTGTTACTCTTGATCATGGTCTTCAAACCTTTAAACCATATCATTTCCAAGAGAAATTAATTAATAATTTCCATAATCACAGATTTAATATCTGTAAGATGCCTAGACAGACTGGCAAATCAACTACCGTAGTATCGTTCCTGCTCCACTACGCGGTGTTTAATGATAATGTTAATATAGGTATCCTAGCAAACAAAGCAGCGACCGCCAGAGAGCTCCTAGACAGGTTACAGACCGCTTATGAAAATCTACCAAAGTGGATGCAGCAAGGTATTATCTCATGGAACAAGGGTTCTTTGGAATTGGAGAATGGAAGTAAAATCTTGGCTGCTTCTACTTCTGCTTCTGCGGTTCGTGGCATGTCATTCAATATTATATTTTTGGACGAATTTGCGTTCGTTCCAAATCATATTGCAGATGACTTCTTTAGTTCAGTATATCCAACAATTTCTTCTGGTAAATCAACGAAGGTGATTATTGTTTCTACCCCAAAGGGTATGAACCATTTTTACAGAATGTGGCATGATGCAGAGCGTAGTAAAAATGAATATGTCTTTACTGATGTTCACTGGAGTGAAGTTCCGGGAAGAGATGAAGCATGGAAAGCGCAAACAATTGCAAACACTTCAGAACAACAATTTAAAGTTGAATTTGAGTGTGAATTTTTAGGATCTGTTGATACCCTTATTGCCCCAAGTAAGTTGCGTAGTTTAGTTTATGATCATCCAATTAAGAGAAATGTTGGATTAGATGTGTATGAAGAAGTTCAAGATGAACATGATTATGTTATTACAGTGGACGTTGCTAGAGGAGTTAGCGAAGACTACTCAGCTTTTGTAGTAATTGATATAACCAACTTCCCACATAAAATTGTTGCAAAGTATAGGAATAATGAAATTAAACCTATGCTATTCCCAAATATTATTTTTGAGGTAGCAAAAAACTACAACTCTGCTTACATTTTATGTGAAGTAAATGATATTGGAGATCAAGTTGCATCCCTTCTTCATTATGATTTGGAATATCAAAATGTGTTAATGTGCTCAATGAGAGGTAGGGCAGGGCAAATAGTTGGACAAGGATTTTCTGGAAAGAAAACTCAGTTGGGCGTAAAGATGTCCAAAACAGTTAAAAAAGTAGGGTCTTTAAACCTCAAAACTCTTATAGAAGAAAATAAACTAATATTCAACGATTATGAGATAATTTCAGAGTTAACTACTTTTGTTCAGAAACACAATTCGTTTGAGGCAGAAGAAGGATGCAACGATGACTTAGCAATGTGCTTGGTAATATATGCTTGGTTAGTTGCTCAAGATTATTTTAAAGAACTAACAGATCAAGATGTGAGGAAGAGAATATATGAAGAACAAAAAAATCAAATAGAACAAGACATGGCACCATTTGGATTTATTGTTGATGGAATTGATGATTCAAGTTTTGTTGATAGTAGTGGAGATAGATGGTTTACTGATGAATATGGTGACATGGCGTATATGTGGGAGTATAGATGATGGAAATAGATAAGCAAATAAATTTAGGACATTTATTGCTTGTTGATAGAAGATGTAGAGTTTGTGGAGAAACTAAAAATTTAATAGACAGTTTTTATAGAACTAGGAAAGATAGAGGAGCAGTAGCATCATCATATTCATATGAATGCAAAGATTGTACAGTAAAAAGAATTGTCAGGTCTAGAGCAATTTCAAAAAATGTTAATTTATGGGAGTATCCTGACTGGTAGATAGTTCACGTCTCATTTCCCCCGCGAAAAGTATCTTTTTAATAAATATTTTGTAGATAAACTGAGACTTTACGGAGAAAAACATGGCGACTCCTCAATTATCTCCAGGCGTACTCGTCAGAGAGGTTGACTTAACTGTAGGAAGAGCTGATAATGTTTTAGATAACATTGGTGCAATTGCGGGACCCTTTCCAATTGGACCAGTTGACCACCCAATTGACATCACTACGGAACAAGAATTAATTAACGTATTCGGAAAACCACTCTCTACAGATTCCCAATACGAATACTGGATGAGTGCATCATCATACTTATCGTATGGTGGAGTTCTTAAAGTTGTAAGAACTGGTGGCAGCGCACTTAATAACGCAAACGCTGGTGTTGGAGTAGCGTATACTACTTCGCTGGATATTGATAATTACGACGATTATATCAATAACCATTCAGATGCCAATAACTTTACGTATGCTGCTAAAAACCCAGGTTCTTGGGCAAATAATATGAAAGTTTGCTTTATTGACAATTTTGCCGACCAAACAATTGGAATTACAACTACAAGTTTGGCAGGACTTGGTGCTACCGTAGGTTACGGAGTAACCGTTGCTCTTTCTGCAGTAACTCTACCTGGTGCTGGATCAACCTCTTCGTTTAGTGGTTATCTCAAGGGAATCATTACAGGAGTTTCAACTGATGCAACAAACGCAAATTCAACAATTAATGTTAAAATTCTTTCCAGAGTTTCTTCTGGAGGAACAGAAACTAAAGTTGATTATGCAGAAGGAACAAACTTTGCTGCATTCAGTGTTGGGGATTCACTAAAATTCACCAAGAGTGGTGGTACAAATGCCGGATCAGCAACAGTAGCAACAATCGCTGACTGGTATGATAGTCAAACACTTGGACTGACAAACAGCACTGTTTATTGGAAGTCAATTGCACCAAAACCAACCACAACCAGATACGCTTCCGAAAGAAGTTCTTATGATGATGAGTTGCACGTAGTAGTAGTGGATGATTTAGGTGCGATTACTGGTAATCAAGGAACAATTCTTGAGAAGCATGTTGGTCTATCTAAAGCATTAGATGCAGTATCTGCGGTAAATTCACCACAAAAGATTTGGTACGAGCAGTACATCGCTGATTTTTCATCACAAATTTATGCTGGCGGAAATCCCGGTTCTACTGCAGATTCATATCATGGAACTGCACCAACAGCTGTTGGATTTACAACTTATTCTGGAGTTTCTGCGGCATCGTTTACCCCAATCTCAACAGCAGATGGTCTCTGGGGTCTAAATGCTCAAGGTGTTTCGTTTAACGCTATTGGAAATAAAACATATACACTTGGCGGCGGTGTAGATTATAGTGCTGCTGGTGGAATGAAACCAACTCTGGGAAGTTTGATTACATCATATGGATTATTCTCAAATAAAGATGAAATCCAAGTCGATTATCTAATCATGGGTCCTGGATTTGATTCTCAAGCAGATACTCAGGCAAAAGCGCAATATCTGATTTCTATAGCAGAAGAAAGAAAAGATTGTGTTGCAACAGTCGGACCACATAGAGCTGATTTGATTGGAATTACTAACACAACAACTCAGACAACAAACTTAGTTAAGTACTTCAGTTCACTTTCATCTTCATCATACGCAGTATTTGATAGTGGATATAAGTATACCTATGATAGATTTAATAACAAGTTTGTTTACATTCCTTGTAACGCAGACGTTGCTGGTTTGATGTGCCGCACAAATATTGTTGCATATCCTTGGTTCTCACCAGCTGGACAGCAAAGAGGAATTATTAACAACGCAATTAAACTTGCATACAATCCAAATAAAGCTCAAAGAGATCAACTCTATCCACAAAGAGTTAACGCTATAGTTACTCAACCTGGTGTTGGAACTCTTCTCTTTGGTGATAAAACTGCTCTTGGATATGCATCAGCTTTTGATAGAATTAACGTTCGTCGCCTGTTCCTTACAATTGAACAAGCACTTCAAAGAGCTGCTCAAGCACAACTATTTGAATTAAACGATGAACTGACAAGAGCAAACTTCAGAAACATTGTTGAACCATATCTCCGTGATGTTCAGGCAAAGAGAGGTCTCTTTGGATTTCTCGTTGTTTGTGACAGCACAAACAATACTCCTGATGTTATTGATAATAATGAATTTAGAGCTGATATTTTCTTAAAACCAGCAAAATCTATTAACTACGTAACTCTAACATTTGTTGCCACCAGAACTGGGGTAAGTTTTGAAGAAGTAGCTGGTAGAGTTTAATTTCATAATCTAAATAACAAAAGGAGGATTTAACAATGGCAACAACAAAAGATAACAAAACTATTTCTCAGTTTAAATCATCACTCACTGGGGGCGGTGCCCGCCCCAATCTATTCGTGGTCGAGATGACATTGAGTGAACTTGGATTTGACCTTCCAACATTTGATGCTGACAAATTTCAGTTCATGTGTAAGGCAGCACAACTTCCAGCTCAAAATATTGGATCTATTGATGTTCCCTTCCGTGGAAGAACATTTAAGGTAGCTGGTGATAGAACCATTGACGCATGGACAGTAACCATTATTAATGACGAAGACTTCGTATTAAGAAGAGCATTTGAAGAGTGGTCAAATCAAATTGCAAGTCTTGAACTCAATCTTGGAGCAACTGACCCTTCAGCATACATGGCTACTGCCAGAGTATTCCAGTTAGGAAGAGGATCAAAAGTGAACAGCACAGATAATACTGGAAATGCCAACTCTGTTCTTGCAGAGTATGAATTTATTGATATCTTCCCAACAAATGTCTCAGCAATTGATCTTTCTTATGATTCTTCAGACACAATTGAAGAATTTACCGTAGAATTCCAAGTTCAATCATATAATATAGTTGCAGCTGGTGGTTCTAACGGTTAATAAATAGTCTAAAGATTAATTCTAAACTAATAAATTATGGCAAAATTATTTGGATTCTCTATTGAGGATACTGAACCATTATCTCCAAATGCGGTTTCCCCCGTACCTCCTAATAATGAGGACGGGGTTGACCATTATTTGAGTAGTGGTTTTTTTGGTTCATATGTTGATATTGAAGGAGTATATAGAACAGAATTTGAATTAATCAAAAGATATCGTGAAATGGCACTTCATCCAGAAGTTGATAGTGCTATTGAAGATATTGTAAATGAAGCTATTGTTTCGGACACAAACGATACTCCTGTTCAAATTGATTTAGATAATCTGAATGCAAGTGATGGAATTAAAAAGAAAATAAGACAAGAATTTAAATATATTTTAGATCTCCTTGATTTTGATAAAAAATCCCATGAGATTTATAGGAATTGGTATATTGATGGTAGGATTTATTATCATAAAATGATAGATCTAAAAAATCCTCATGACGGTATTCAAGAATTGAGATATATTGACGCAATGAAAATGCGTTATGTTAGACAAGATAAAAAGAAAAATAAAGAAAAATATAGGGCAAACGTAATTCAAAGTGATAATCCTATGGATTACGAGTTCCCTCAAATTGAAGAATACTTCATTTACAACCCCAAATCTCAATATCCTACAGGAAATCTTAATGCAACTGGTGCAAGCCATGGCATTAAAATGTCAAAAGATTCTATTACCTATTGCACTTCTGGACTGGTTGATAGGAATAAAGGAAATACTCTTTCATACTTACATAAAGCAATCAAATCTCTCAATCAACTCCGTATGATTGAAGATAGTCTTGTTATCTATAGATTATCACGCGCACCTGAGCGCAGAATTTTCTATATTGATGTAGGTAATCTACCAAAAGTAAAAGCAGAACAATATCTCCGTGATGTTATGATGAGATATCGTAATAAACTTGTTTACGATGCTTCTACCGGAGAAATTCGTGATGATAAAAAATATATGGCGATGTTAGAAGATTTTTGGCTCCCTCGCCGTGAGGGTGGCAGAGGAACTGAAATTACAACTCTTCCTGGTGGACAAAATCTCGGAGAAATTACTGATATTGAATATTTTAAGAAAAAACTCTACCGCTCACTCAATGTTCCACCATCAAGAATGGATGGAGAGGGTGGATTTAACTTGGGTCGTTCATCTGAAATTTTAAGAGATGAATTAAAGTTCAGTAAATTTGTTGGAAGACTGAGAAAGAGATTTTCTAATATGTTTAATGATATGTTGAGAACTCAACTTATTCTCAAAAATATCGTTACTCCCGAAGATTGGGAGATTATGAGTGAGCACATTCAATATGATTTCTTATATGATAATCATTTTGCAGAACTCAAAGAAGCAGAATTATTAAATGAAAGACTTGGAATGGTTGCTGCAGCAGAGCCATACGTTGGAAAATACTTCTCATTAGATTATGTGAGAAGAAAAGTTTTACGTCAAACTGACACTGAGATCTTAGAGCAAAATGCTCTTATTGAAAAAGAAATTGCAGATGGTTTAATTCCAGATCCAAATGCTGCTCCAGTTGAGATGGGAGCAGAGCAACCACAAGAACCAGCAGCAGGTGATCAATCTGCCATGGATTTAGGTGCTCCAATTATGGAACCAGACTTAGAGCCACAGGGTCAATCAACTGAAGCTCCTGGTATTTCAAAGATGCCCAAGGGTGGCGAAATATAAATAAAAACGATTACTTATAGGTATTAAAATGGATGATCTTCTGGATATGATTATTGCTGACGAATCACCATCCCAAATCAGTGATAAAATCAAAGAAATTCTTTTCTCGAAATCAGCAGAAAAAATAGATGCTTTTCGCCCAATCGTAGCGGCAAATACATTTAGTAACGAAGCAGACGAAATTGAGTCTGCAGACGAAGAATAATTAATTTAATAAATAACTAAAAGTGTACTTTCTAAAATAATGTCTCATAGACCAGTTGGGGCTGGTGCCTCTTTTAATTTTTCAGCTGGAGCAGCTTCTACATCTTCGGCATTTTCAGTACAATCAAATGTTGTAAGAATTGTCGCTGTTAGTGGAGCAGCTCATGTAAAAATTGATGGCGATCCAGTTGCCTCCAGAAGTGATTATTACATTCCTTCTGGCGAAAGCGTAACACTGGCACTTACAAAGGCTTCTAACAGAGTCGTTGGTGTAACAACTGGATCTACTACAATTATTGATTTTGCCGAAGGAACTCAATCACCTTTTGGTGTTGGTGATTATGTAACTTTAAGTGGTACAACTTATCATGATTTTAGTCACAAGAGAGTTTCTGCAGTTGATACTTCTTCTGGAGTAAGTGGATATCAGCAAGAACGTATTACCGTTCAAAATGATTCTTCTGGAATTATTACAGCATTTTCTTCGCCAGATGCTTCATTAACTTTATC